GGGAAAAGGAGTCTCCTTTTGACAGGGCGTACGCAGAAGCAATCTTGAAAAGAGCAACTCCTGAACAGAAAGCTGCCGCTAGAAAGGCTCTGAACATACCTGAAGGAATGAATATGGGAGGAGTTATCGTGGATGACCTTGGCTACATGCAAGGTGGAATGAGCTACGATAACAAATCAGGGGTCAAGTATTCCGAAGGTGGTGCTGTTAAAGGCAAAACTTTTAGGGGCTCTTTTTAGGGATGGCGTACCCTAAAACATTCCCCACCAAAGAAGAGGCTTTGAAACATATTAAGCAAAACCCAGACGCCGGCTTCAGCGTTAAAAGGACAAAGACGGGGTATAAAGTATCAACAGGGATGCCTGAAATCCCCACCACGGGACTCCCGGCAGGAAAGCGGACCAAACGCCCCATCGGGGGAGTTAAACTCCCCCGAGTTAACCTCTCCCGAGGGGGGACCCTACGTGGGAAAGGTTTTAGCGGTATTTATTAATGGCTGACCCAACAACCTTTGCGTATTCTGTATTAAAGGCTATACAGGGGCGCATAGACCTTACTCAGGACTCTATTCTCCACGGAAGTCCCAAAGACATGGAGGCTTATCGGCAATTGATTGGAGAACTTAGGGGCCTGGAATTTGCAGAACAGGAGATAAAGGATCTCCTGCAATCATCGGAGGAGGAATGACGAAAACACTTTATGTGCCAGACCATATTCTGGACTCACAGGAAAAGAAACGTGAAGCTGCCTTATCCTCTGCGTATGTTAACCAGGACGATAAAGTTCTCGATCCGTCCCTGGTTTCTAAGGGCCTGAAAGAAAGGTTGCCGCAGCCAACAGGGTGGCGTCTTCTGGTAATGCCCTACATGGGGAAACCCACCACTGATGGCGGTATTCATATTCCTGATTCTGTGCGAGACAGGGAGGCCTTAGCTACTGTGGTTGCGTATGTCTTGGGGGTTGGACCCCTTGCGTACCAGGACCGCAATAAGTTTGGGAATCCTTTTGATGACGCCCAAGAAGGGGCTTGGTGTAAGGAGGGGGACTGGGTGTGCATTGGCCGTTATGCCGGTGCTCGCTTCAAGATTAGCGGCGGTGAAGTCCGCATCATCAATGATGATGAGGTTATCGCAACTATTTTAGAGCCCGATGATATCAAGCATGTATAGCAACCAGGGAGCAACCATGGAGAGGAACCATGCAGGAAGAATCTAAAATTGATGTTGGAGATACTGAGGAAGAGGCAGTTGATGTTGATTTGTCCTCAGAACAAGAGGAACCCGAGAAAGTTGAGGTATCCGAAGATTCCACGGAGGAATTAGAGCAATACAGTGCCGGGGTTCAAAACCGCATTAACAACTTGACCAAACGCTTCCGGGAAGAGGAACGCCAAAAACAATCGGCTATCGATTTCGCGGAAAAGGTGCGTCAGGAAAATGAAAGCCTTAAACAACGAATAGGGTCGCTTGACGAGGGTTATCAACAGCAGTTTGAGACTCGAGTAAAGAGCCAGATGGACTCCGCCAAAGAGTTTTTGAAACAAGCTCATGAAACGGGGGATGTTGACAAGATCGTTGAGGCCCAAGAGGCCCTAGCAAACCTATCCGTGGAAAAGGGTTCTCTTCGGGCCGCTCGAGCGCAATCCCCGAAAGCAGAGCCCCCTCCTCAAGCTGCTCCGGCAGCGAGTGCCCCCCCTCCTGAAGCGGCGCCTACGCCTGATCCGAAAGCCGAGGCTTGGGCCGCTGAAAATGGTTGGTTTGGCCAAGATGAGGTTATGACCTATGGTGCTTTTGGCATCCATAGACGGTTAGTAGAAGATGAAGGGTTTGACCCGCAGTCTGATTCATACTATGCTGAAATTGATAAAAGACTAAGGTCAGAATTTCCGCATAAATTTGATCAAAAGTCTAGAAACACCGGGGGAAGCCGTAAGGTTGCGTCAGCCGAGGCCTCCGCATCCCGCAACAGAAGTGGACGGAAAACTGTGCGATTAACGCCTTCTCAAGTTTCCATAGCTAAGAGGTTAAACGTGCCTCTTGAAGAATATGCTAAATATGTGAGGGATTGATCATGCCTACTGAGAACACAACTCGCCAAAAGTCTACGAGAACGCCTAGGACCAATCAAACTCGTGCTGAACAAGCGCGCAGAGAACCTTGGAAACCACCGTCCATGTTGGACGCACCTCCCGCACCGGAAGGCTATAAACATCGGTGGATACGGGCAGAAGTTATGGGTTTTGACGACCGCAAAAATATATCGGCTCGCTCCCGAGAGGGTTGGGAACTGGTGCGCGGTGATGAATACCCCGACTTTGATATCCCCACCATCGATGATGGAAAACATGCGGGTATAATTGGTGTTGGTGGCCTTCTATTAGCCAGGGTTCCGGCTGAGATTGTTGAGGAACGCAACGAGTACTATCGTGGCATGACTCAGAATCAAATGACCGCTGTTGATAACGACTTAGCTCGTGAACAACATCCAGCTATGCCTATCAACAAGCCTGATAGGCAAACTCGTGTAACTTTTGGTGGCCCTCAAGACGAGGGCCAGGAGTCATAAATTATGGCAAACAGTAACGGAAGTTTTGGGCTTCGCCCCCTGCGTAAGCTAGGGGAAGGCTCAAATTCTACCGGGGTTGCCAATTACACGATGTATGAGATTGCCAATGGCAATACTAGCAAGATCTATCACGGCTCGCCTGTTATTCCCCTATCTACAGGGTATATTGACATCGTAGGCGCTGCCGCTGGTGGTACGGTTAGTCTTGTTGGCGTTTTCATGGGTTGTGAATACGTGGATAGCACGTCTGGCAAACCCGTATGGAAGAACTACTGGCCAGGATCAGGGGCGGATAGTAACCACCCCGTTAAGGCGTATGTCGCAGATGATCCAAACCAGTTGTTTGTAATTGCTACTGACGCAACGTGGACGAGTAAAGCTACTGCTCGTGCCGCCGTCTTTGCAAACGCAAACTTCTCTACGGCTACTACTGGCACCGACGCAACTGGTGTTTCTCTTGGTCGCTTGGATATTAGCACGATTGCTACTACCAATAGCCTGAACATGCGTATCATGGGTTGGCAAGACGATCCCGAGAATGCTGATTTCTCGGCTGCCGGTATCGGCGCAATTGTACGGTTGAACAACAGCTTTAATGCCCCGACTGGGTCCATTGCAGCTGGTACTGTTTCAACCACTGGCGTATAGGAGAGCTGAAAATGGCTATTAGTAGAGCCCAACTAGCTAAAGAGCTAGAGCCTGGACTCAACGCCCTTTTCGGCCTTGAGTATGCTAGGTATGATGACGAAGCAGCTGAGATCTATGAAACTGAATCCTCAGAACGAGCATTTGAGGAGGAAGTTATGCTGGCCGGTTTTGGGTCGGCTCCAGTGAAGGCTGAAGGTACAGCCGTTTCGTTTGATGACGCCCAAGAAGCGTACACCGCAAGGTATACGCACGAGACTATCGCGCTTGCTTTCTCCATCACGGAAGAGGCAATCGAGGATAATCTCTACGACCGTCTGGCTTCGCGTTATACGAAGGCCTTGGCGCGTAGTATGGCCAACACCAAACAGGTGAAGGGTGCAGCTACGTTGAACAATGCTTTCGATAGCTCGTATACGGGCGGTGATGCCAAGGAGCTTTGTGCAACGGATCATCCTCTTACGAACAATAACGATCTTCGTAATGAGCCGAGCACAGCTGCTGACCTAAACGAAACCAGCCTTGAGAATGCCCTCATTGACATCGCAGCTTTTGTCGATGAGCGTGGCCTGAAGGTTTCTGTTCGTGGAGGAAAACTGATTGTTCCGCCAGCACTTCAATTTGTTGCGGATCGCCTGTTGGAATCCACTCTTCGTCCGGGTACGGCGGATAACGACATCAACGCCTCGAGGAACATGGGCATGCTTCCTCAAGGTTATGTTGTTAACCACTACTTGACGGATACAGATGCTTGGTTCGTTTTGACGGATGCTCCAAGAGGATTCATCCACTTTGAGCGTATGCCCTTGTCCACGAAGATGGAAGGTGACTTTGACACCGGAAATGTGCGGTTTAAGGCCCGCCAGCGTTATAGCTTTGGCTGGTCCGACCCACGTTGTGTGTTCGGCTCTCCTGGCGCGTGAAAACTGGGGAGAGGGGCAACCCTCTCCCTCCTTTCTGGGATAATCTAGCCCTAGCGACTGACCCAGCAGACGCTTACGAAGACTCTGGGGCAAAACCTTTGTAAGGAGGTGTACCATGGGTACGACACGTTTTTCTGGTCCAATTATGTACAGCGGTCACGGCAGTGATGCCAGCGCACTTGGATCATGGTTTAAAAATCTTCCGATGCAGATCAATCCTGATTTTGTCTTCAAGTATGATGACTTTACGGGGATTGATATTGATGACACTGACGACTGGACAAAGGAAGTCCTCAATAGTGGTACATTAACTTGCCTAGCAGATCATGTTGGCGGATGGGCAAAATCCACTGGAGATGGTTCGAATGATAATTCGGGCGGTTCTATTCAGGGCAATGAAATTTTCATGGCCGCGTCAAATAAACTTATCTTTTTTGAAGCAAGTGTTGCAGTAGCCGATGCTGACGACATGGATATGTTTGTTGGACTGGCGGAAAATGGCACATTTGCTACTGGTGTCCCCTTTACCGCGAGCAATCAAATCGGTTTTCTCTTGGTAGAAGGCGCTGCCGATATCTACGCGAACTGCGATAGCGGTGGAACAGAAACCAAAACGGATACCGGCATTGATTTCGCTGATGGCGCGGAGTCTTCGTCTGCTATCACCAATACCCGGCGCTTAGGCTTCATTGTTAAGGGCACGGGACAGGTGCAGTTCTATGTTGACCGAGTGCTGAAAACAACTACTACGGGGAACATACCCACTTCAGCCTTGACGCCGTGGTTCGGTGCCATGTCTGGAACGACCACAGCAGATGCTGCTTGGTGCGATTATATCTGGGTCGCCGCTCAAAGAACTACGGATGGCATGATCCAGTATAATGATCTACCGTAGAAGATGATGGTCTTATCGGGGGAAATTAAGGAGTAGATTATGGCCGATACTTTTACGGAGAAGATCATCGATGATGGTCCCGGAAGGCTAGTTAAATCTTTCGCCTACACCTATGTAGACACCGGCCAAAGTGCCGTCATGGCGGTGGATGTTTCTGGTTTGTCGTCCCTTCAAGATGGCACAGCTTGCAGCAATCTTCGTATCAACCGAGTGTGGTTCAGCACGATTGGACTCTCGTTGAAGGTTTTGTGGGATGCCTCCACTGATACATTGGCCATGGAACTCCCTTCAGGCTACCAGGGAGAGTTTGACTTCTCTTCCTTTGGTGGCCTCCTCAATAGTGCTTCCAGTCCCACGGGGGATTTGAAATTCACCACTGTGGGACACGGGGCGGGGGACACGTACACCGTTGTCCTGGACTGCATAAAAGAATTTTAGAACATGCCCGAGATAGAGAGACAGAATGAACTCGAACTGGTTAAAATCTGGG